CAATGTTTAGAAATCAATTATCAGCAATGAACTCTGCAGGAGGAGGTGTTAAGTTTGCAGATGGTGGATTACTTAATATGCCTTCATTCTCACAACAACAATTCAATGCACTAGGACAAAACCAAATGATGGGTGCTATGGGAGGTGCTAGTAAAGTAGTAGTAGTTGAAGCAGATATAACCTCAACACAAAACTCAGTTAGTGTGATAGAATCAGATGCAATAATTTAATAATCAAAGAAATAAACAAATGTTTGTTGATAACAAAACCAAATTAGAAAGGCTAGATATATGTAAAAGTTGTAGTTTTTACCGAAACTTTATGTTACTAAAGAAACCTAAAATAGCAAGAGGGGCAAGATGTGCTGATTGCAAGTGCTTCCTAGATGCGAAAACATCTTTAACAAAAGAGTTCTTTGGTAAGTGTCCTCAGAATAAATGGTAAAAAAACATATATGAATTTCCAAGAAATCGCTAACAATTACGCAAAGACTAAAAGAAAGATGATGACTGATGCAGTTATCAAAAACAAAAACCACACTAAAAACTTTCCAACGTACCAAGCAGAATCTTTAGGATTAATGTTTGCAGAGTGGCATTTATTATTCCCACAACACAAACAAGATATGAAGTGTACTTCTTGTAGAGCAGCAGTATGTAAGTTTTGGGAAAACATGGTAGAAGAGTGGATAGCAATAGAACAAACTCCTAAAAAAAGAAATGGCTCAAAAAAGGCAAAGGCAAAATAAAATAGATGTAGTCAAAGACTTCATTGAAATTGCTGGAGAAGGCTTAGAGAAAAGATTTGGCTCTTCACCTACTTGCAAAGATGTTGTAAGGCATTTTGTAGAAAGAGGTATTATTGACCCTAAAAGACTTAGAAACTATATGGTTATTGCAGACTTTGATAGAATGTTAGTAGGCAATGAGGGTAGTAGAACTAACACTTGGATGGATTTATCTATTAAGTACGACATAAGTGAAAGTCAAGCACAGAATATAGTTTACAAGGAGAGAAAGAAGTCCACACCATCTAGTAATATCACATATTAAAAGTTTTGTACGAAAATAAGGTAAACTAAGGTTTATTATATTCTATTTTTGCCTCTATGACAGAAAAATGGTATAACATTCAGAACAAGGCAGGAAAACCTGCTGATGTATATATCTTTGATGAAATAGGAACTTATGGCATAACTGCACAAGAGTTTATTACTGACATTAAAGATTTAAAAGATACGCCAATCAACTTACGCATTAATAGTTTAGGTGGTGATGTTTTTGATGGTATGGCGATGTATAATGTAATCAAAAGGAGAGAGGCTAAGACTACAGTTTACATTGAGGGTATAGCAGCGAGTATTGCTACTATTATATCTCTTGGTGCAGATGAGGTTGTTATGGCTGAAAATTCTTTGTTTATGATTCATAATGCTTGGGGTGGTACAATGGGTGAGGCTAAAGATATGAGAAAGACAGCAGAAACTCTTGAGAAAATCACAGGCGAACTGACAGACATTTATAGAAAAAAGACAGGATTATCTTATGATGCTCTTGCAGAGATGATGGATGAAGAAACTTGGTTAAATGCTAACGAAGCATTAGAAATGGGTTTTATTGATACTATCTCTGATTCTATTAAAGTTGCTGCGAAGTATGATGTTTCTAAGTTTAAGAACATTACACAGGAAGAGATACAGAATAAATTAAGTATTAATATAAATAACAAAAAAATGACTAACGAGTTAAAAGAATGGTTTAACAACAAAGTTGAAGAGATTGTTACTGCTGTAAAAGGTGATGTAAAAGTTTCTGCAGATGTTGCTGAACAAACTGCGATAACTGTTAATCTAGGAGATAATGATGAGATAAAAAATAAAATTTCTGAGTTTGAGTCTAGTAACATTGAATTATCAAACAAGATTTCTTTGTTAGAAGAAGAATTAGTTGCTTCAAAAGGAACTAACGAAACTTTAACACAAGAAGTTGAAGCGTTAAACGCTAAAATCAACAAAGCAGATGCTAAAGGTACTGAGATTGTAACTGAAGCAGACCCTGTTGTAGTTGAGAACAAAAAAGAAGATGCTAATGCAGGTTTTTACAATGCAATGGCAGATAAATTAAAAAATAAATTTAATAACTAAAAATAAATAAAAAATGGCAAATGTAGCAATTAATAGTATCGCAGCAACTTATGGTGGTGCGCAACTAAACGAGATATTTTACGAGCCAGTATTTAGAAGTGATGATATTATGCGTAACTATAGAGTTATTCCTAATGTAAAACATAAAATGAATGTTTATACTTCTGCTGCTCTTAAAAATATAGTACAACCTTACACAACTTGTTCTAGTGGTAATGAAAGTGGAGGGTTCAATATAGATGACAAAGTAATAACTGCAGGTAGATGTAGAGTTGCTTTATCTCAGTGTACTGATGAGTTTGAATCAACTTACATTGAAGAAATGTATAGAAATGGTGTAGATGTAATGAATATTGAGGGAACTCAATTAGCAGATGCAATCGTAAACAGAGCAGTAACAGGTGTCGCTTCTGATGTAGTAAGATTAGCATGGGGTGGTGATGGCGCAACTGCAAATTATGATGCTTTTGATGGTTGGATGAAATTAATGGGTGCTGATGCAACAGTATTGGCTGCTCAAATTCAGCAAACAGGTGCAGCAACAACTGCAACAGTTACTGCAGCACACGCAATAGGACTTTTAAGAAAATGTTACGATGGCGCACCAGCAGCACTTCAACAAGTAGCAGCAGGTGATAAGAAAATGTTTGTAACTCCTAAAGTATTTAACGCTTACTTAGCAAACCTTGAAGGTTCTTCTGCTGACTTAGCAATCGTTAATACTAAAGAAGGAATGAGAACAGTTTCATTCAGAGGTGTAGAATTAGTACCTGTTTACGAATGGGATACTATCTTAGCAGCACTTAACCCAGCAATTTTTGTTGACCAAAGTGCAGCAGCAACAGGTAACACTGAAAATGGTGTATGTTACTGTGCAGTTGAGAACTTAATCATTGGTTCTGATGTAACTGACCCTGAAGGTTCTTTCAAAGTTTTCTATGATGACTTAGAAGAGAAAATGTTCTTCAGAGGTTACTTTAAGTTAGGAGTACAGTACTTATACTCTTCTCTTGTTCAATGGGGAATTGTAACAGTATAACAATAATGTAATAATAGAGAGTGTGTAAAAGCACTCTCTTAATTACTTTTTATAATCAATAAAATAATAATAAAATGGCAATAGATACAGGTTTAGCAATAGGTTGTGCTGATTTACAAGCAACTGGAGGCATTTCACAAATCATATTAAGAAGTTGGGCATCTACTGATGCTATTACTTATGGGGCTACTGGGACTCACAGCATTACAAATATTCAAACTGGTGCTACTCCAGCAGATACTACATGGTATGTATACGAGTTTAAAAATGAAACTCCAGCATTAACTATAAATGCAACTAAAGAAAATGGCTCAACTGCTTTTGAGTGTGGATTATCTTTCAACTTACCAAAAATAGAATTAGCAAAGTTTAGCGAATTACAAGGTATGCTTAATGAGTGTATGATGGGAATGGCTTTAGACACTAATGGTAAATGGTGGGTTTTAGGTGTTTCTGAAAAATACGCTAATGAAGATGTAGCAAGTAGAAGTCAAACTTTCTTAAACTTAAGTGGATTTGAAGGTGGTACTGGTGCTGCTTATTCTGATGAGAGTGGTATTACTGTTAACTTAATGGCAAGACAATTTGAGTTACCAAGAGAGTACGCAGGAACTGTTACAGTTGATACTTCAGCATTAACTGCAACAACAGGTGCATAATAATTAAAGATAGATAGGTTGAACGTAGTTCGTAAAAAGTTTATAACATTTCCCTATTAATATCTTTTTTATAATATGTGTGATTGTGGTGGAAATATCGTAGATTTATCACACTTAAAAGTATATACAATTATGGCAAAATATAAAGCGAGTAAATCATCTGGAACACTTTACAAAGGTGATTTTAAGATTAAATGGGCAACTGCTACTCAAGAAGAGTTAGCGTATGCTTATGAAGAATTAGGTATGACTTCTAATATAGAAAAATTATCAACTACAAAAACTAAAGATGAGCCAAAGAAAACAAAAAAGTCAGGTAAAAAATCTACAGAATCAGAAGAGTAATACTTTTGAATTTGGAGTTTTTAACTTAGCAATTCCTGAACATATTGAAGAACCACAAGACTTATCAAAGGTAAGGACTAAGTTTATTCCTTTTGGTAATAACAACCTCTTTCCTCAATATTTAGCAGAACTAAAAAGAAAATCTAGTACACATAGAAGTGTATTGGCACAGAAGGCAGTATTCACAAGTGGTGCAAAGTTTGTAACCAACAATGAAACTGTTAGAGAATATATTAAAGATGTAAATGCAGATGGTGAATCATTAAGAGAAGTTTTCAAGAAACTTGCTGATGATTACTACACTTTTGGAAATGCTTACATTGAAGGCGTTTTATACGATGGTGGACTAAATCTATATCACATAGATGCAACTACTGTTAGAATGTCTAAAAACAAGAAACAAGTATATGTACACCCAGACTGGGCTAAGTACAATACTATGAAGGACAAATTAAACATTATACCTCTATATCCTGAGATGAGTGGGAGTAGATTTGTAATGCAATTTAAAGATTACGAACCTACATTCCAATTCTATGGTTTACCAGATTATGTTGCTGCTTTAGAGCATATAGCAGTAGATTATGAAATTGGTAAATGGAATCACACTAAATTCAAAAATGGCTTTCAACCTTCTGCTATTATTGAGATTAATGGTGATATGGGTGAAGAAGAAGCAAAGAAGTTAGTAAGAGAAGCACAGAAGAAGTTTGTTGGAGATGGTAACAATGGTAAGATAATGTTTATCGTTAAGAATGGTGATGCTGCTAATGCTAATGTTCAGATAATAAAAGATGACCAAGAAGGTAGTTGGATAGACTTACAACGAATTACTGACCAGAATATTGTAACTGCACATAGATGGCAACCATCATTAAGTGGATTAGTTAGTTCTGGTAAGATGAATAACACAGGTAGTGAGATAAGAATTGCATATGATCTTGCAATGACTACAGTAATTAAAGATACTTCAGATTTGCTTTTAAATGGTTTAAGAACTATTCTTTATAAAGAAATGGGCTTTTTACCAGAGGAGTTAATTATACATTATGAGCCACCAATTAGTTTTGCAACTCAGATTGACCCTAAAGCAATTCTTACTATAAATGAGCAAAGAAAAATGTTAGATGAGGATTTACCTATGTTAGAAGAAGGTAATATGTTCTTGACAGATAGAGAGCAAATCATTGTAACAAGAGATGATGATGCAGATGGGAAAGGAGATGATGATGCAGGTGATTTACAAGTAACTGAAACAAACGAATAACTATGGCAAACGTAAACCAATATATACCTTTAGTAACAGCAGGAGAAGTTATAAGCAATAGTTTTACTAATGCTAATACAGATACTGCATTAATATCTAATAACACTATTTTACTTTCTGAGTTGGCTCATTTAAAACCAGCATTAGGTCAGAAGTTTTATGAAGAGATTAAAACACAACACAATGATGGTACTTTAACTGTAGCGAATCAAACTTTGATGGATGATTTCTTGACAAGATGTTTATGTTGGTTTGTTAGATTTGAGGTTATCAATGAAGTACAGAGTAATAGTAGTAGTGCTGGTATTGTTCACAATATAGATGAGTTCGCTACGATTATAGACCCTGCTGAGTTAAATGTTTACAAGCAAGATACATATAGAAAGGCAGAGATATACTTAAAGGATATGATAGATTATATGACAGATAGCGACCAGAGTGGTTTATATCCTACATTTGATGCTAATAAACCTTGTAATGACAATGTGTATAAGAATCATGGTATAATAATGTATGATAGCATATATACTAGGCGTAGAGGTTATGATAGTTGGAAGAATTTTTGTCCATGTGATGATTGTTAAAATAAATATATAAATGGCTGCAAACGAACATAAGAATTTAAACGATATTAATAGGCATAATCCAAAAGGGTTTGAAACTGCTACTAATAATACTGTACTGAGCAAGACTGCAGGTACATCTGCTACTGGTACTGATGGTAACTTACAATGGCAAGACAAGTCATTTATGGGTGCTACTAACTATAAGATGCAAGGTTATATTACAACTGCGTTAACTAACTACTCTTATGGTCAAGATTTACTAGACAACAAATCACCATACTTAATTAATATAGATTCAGGTGGTACAACTTTAGGAAGTATTACTATAGCACCTAACGCTTTTTTTGAAATGGGTCAAGCACAAATAGTTCCTGAGAATTGTAGTGCAGTATCTTTTAAAGGATGGGCAACAAGTACAGGTTCTAATGCTTTTACTATTGCAATATGTAAACTAACTCCAGTTGCAGATAATACATCTAATAGAACTG